ACTATCTCTACTATACTCATATGCGGAGATAGTTTCTGGTGCCTGTTGGCCAGAATAGGTACCAGTATAATACGAAGCTTCGTCTAAAAGTTTTTTAGTTTTTCTTTTCACTGCTGTCAATACTTACTGTTCCAATCATGAATCTATTAGAACATCTTGGACAAATCCAATGTGCTTCAGTAACAACGTCTTTTCCGCGTTGTACTTTCATAAGACGAGGATGAACATTTGGTTGTCCACAGGTATTGCATGATTGTGGACGTGGTTCTACACGAGATTGTAACATATACAATATTTACTCGAATGCTTTAAAATACTCGGCTAATAATTCACTTTTAGCGGATTTATCAAACGTGTTTTTCCAGTCTTGGAATTTATTAAGTATAGAGTTAAACTCTAGCTCTACACAATACTCTTTAAATTTTTCAAAATCTGGCCCATAACAGCTATGCTTGTCTACTTGCTCTTTGTAAAGTTTACCTTCATCTGGATACAAATTTAAACCATAGGAAAGATCCATAAGCTTTATATTATGGTTAATTTTCTCTATATTCTCTTTAATAACTTTTACTGTTTTTTCCGGTAATTCTTCATTGTTTCTATATCGCGCGACATCTTTTGCAAGTTTAATACTTTTTACCTTACCGTAACCTTCGACGCCAGGAATATTATCTGAAGTATCTCCAATAATAGCTTTATAAAGTAGATACTCTACTGGAGTCATATCATGTTCTTCTTGAAAATTATTAATATCTAATACTTTTTTCTTTATTGGATTATAATAAGATACATTCTCGTTAACAAGTTGAATAAAGTCTCTGTCGACGCTCACAATAATTTTTTTACCGTTAAGATTTTTACTCAAATACGCAATTACATCATCAGCCTCTAAATGGCCCGGGAAAATATTACTAATACCAATTAAGTCGGTGAGCTTAACTATCTCGTCAACACTAGCGTAAACTTCTTTATTACGATCTTGATCTCGTGTACCCTTATAAGTTCCCTCCGTAAGAGTATTACGAAAATTAGCTATTTCCGGAGTTAATTTTTTATCCCACGCTATGTAAACATAATCAGCATTAAATTGATCAACATACGATTTAATCGTTTTAAGAAACGTAAATGTACTTCCAACATTAATACCTTTTGAATTTATAAGCAACCGTCCAGTGTTATTCGCTATCCAGTGAGTCCGGTGTAGAGTGTTGTTCCCGTCGATTAAAAGTGTTATTTTGCCGGACATCAGTTGCTTTGTGGTTATATTCTGCTATGCAGATATTATATACTCCTTCAGGTAAAACATCTACTGGTTCAATTATTTTATTTTTAAAACCGAAGTCAAGATCTTTCTGAGCTATAGTATGAATATACTTGTCAGGCAAAGAAAAAAACACTGCTCCTTCAGAGGTATCTTTAACCTTTACAAGCCATTCGCCTTTGAGTTTACCTTCTAAGACAACGTATATTCTACGTTTACGAGGCAATAAAAGAAGCTTTAATTTTTTAATTAGGATTGAAACCATACGGATCATTTCCGCCAGAATTCATTATATTTTGATTTATTTTAAACATTACCCTACGTAAACGTTCTAATAAAGCATCGTGCTCTGCAGCAGAAGATGCAGAAACCATTTCAATAGGGTTGTTATTTAAATCATAACCAATTAACATAAACGGACCGATAAATTCTTTTAAGGTACTGTCTAATGTCTCTATCTCTCTTCTTTTTTCTTTAACGACACTAGTTTTAATTTTAGCAAACTCAAGTTGGGCGAGCCTAATTGCTTCTTGAATTTTTTTTTGTTCTTCTGAAGTTAATTTTAGTTCTTCTAGTTCTTCTAATTCTAGATCGCTAGAGGTGAGGTTATTTGAACTTACCGATTTAGTTTCAGAAGTTAAAGACTGAACCTTACAAGTACTTTTGCGAGCTCTTTTCGTGTTCTTTGTTGGATTCACACGATTACTTACGTTCTCTTTCTGCAGATGCAATAAAGTCGTAAAACTCTTTACGAGCAGAACCTTCATCCATAAAGCTACCTGAAAGCTTTGAAGTAATCATAGAACAACCATGATGCTTTACTCCACGATGACAGGCGCAGGTATGAGTACACTTAAGCACTACAGCTACCCCTTGGTTACCTTTACAAAGTTCGTTAATTGCGTTGTGTACCTGTACAGTTAAACCTTCCTGGATTTGTGGACGCCGAGCAAAATGTTCAACAATACGATTAAGCTTAGAGAGCCCAATAACTTGACCGTCTTTATCAGGAATATATGCTACGTGTGCTACACCAGTAAAGGATAAATGATGATGAGAGCACATTGAAGTAACCGGGATATTCATCTGGCTAACAATACCATCGTAACCATCGGAAGGAAACGTTGTAATCTTAGGCGGGCCTTCATAACACCCTTTGATAAGATCGCATACATAGGATTTCGCTACTCGACGGGGGGTGTCGGCACTATTAACATCATTACGCCAATCAATACGAAGGGCATCAAGAAAACCTTCATATGCAGCTGCAGCTCTTTCAATAATGTCCTTTCTATCTTCTTCGGTAGTAATAATACTACTATTAGCAGTAGGAAGTAATGGATGCTGTAATTTTTGTTCACTCATATTATTTTGCGTAAGTTTCAGATTTGTTGTTTATACCAAATTTAACAAGATAGCTAATTATAACCTCAATACTGTCGGTTTTCAACTTAAACTTTTCGGGAAAATATTGACCGCCATCATATATCTCAAAAAAAGTTTCACCAAAAAAATCTTTATGGTTAACATAACAAGTACAAAATATCGAAGCATAACCAGGATCAATCATTACAGTCCAGTTGCGAGGGTCAGCTTCGCCATACTCATCAAAAATTTTATACACAACATACCCAGAGTCTTTAAGCCGTTTAATAAAATAACTTTGTGTTGTAATTTTATTAGCCATTACTTAACTAATCCAGAAATAATAAACTTAAATTCAGTTTCAGGGGTAGGTTTAACATAAAAAGACATAACCTTATGCTTAAGATTAATACCTACCCTAGCCTTATCAAACTTTACACCTGTTAATACCCTGAAGATATCCAAGTTAAAAGGTATTACTTGGTTAAGAGGCTGTCCTTCTATAGTATCAGAAACTTTAAGGGATATATTGTCTGTATTCGCTCTTTCCTTGTCTCCAAGTTCGCAATAAATACCATCTGGTTGACCGTACAAATAAATCTTATTAGTTTCGGTAGTAAAAGAGCTTGCTTTAAGGATTTCTTGAAGCTTTTTATATTCAATATCAAAAAAAGTATCAAGGGTAAGAGATTCAATCTTATCCTTCTTTAAAGTTACTTTAGGTACAATAGCATCATCAAGAAAATGATATTTAAATTGTATAGAAGAAGATTTATAATGAAGATGGTTATTGTTAACTTTAAAAACAATATTATCTTCTTCAATACAGTCGATTACCCGTAAAAGCTTTTTAATATCTCCAATGTTAAGAGTGGTTTCTTCCTCAATAGCTATAGGATAGTTGTATTTACCGAGCAATATAATGCTGGTATCAGGCTTATTGCACACAGCATACAAGCCATCTTTATTAACCTTAATTGATACAATATCTACAGCTTTGCTTATAACACTTAAGAAGTTATCCGCAAAATCTTTTTTAACCAGTTTGAGTTCCATTTTGTTCTTTCTTCAATTTTTTTTTAGGGGCCGTCTCAATTATAGTTAAAATTTTAGTAATTCTATCGCTAATAAAATTTATTCTTTCGTTAATTTGCGATATTTCCCGATACACGTCATCGTAAGATGCTTTCTTATCTAATGGTAATTCAAGCTGAGTATCGTGTACCGTAGTTTGTGATTGAGGTTGTATTTCTACAACAGGCACGTTTGCTTCTATAACTGGTACCGGGACTTCAACAGGGACCACAACAGGAGCAGAAGGAACAGGCGGTGGTACCGGTCTATTAACTAAAGGAGATTTTACTCCCATAGCTTTAGCTATACCTGATGGCATAACTTTAGACATATCAACATCACTTACCTTAAGATCGCCCATACCAGCTTTCTTAATCCCGTTAATGTCGTTTTGTACAAACTTACCGAGCATTGCTGTTACAAGCAATTGTTCTTCGGTAAGACCCGTCTGTCCTTCTGCTACTATTCGTTGCGCTTCAGCATCAGACATAGCAGGTACCGGAGCACGTTGCTGATGCTCTCGTGCTTTTAGTATCTGTTCTCTCCTTTGCTGCTCTGTCATATATTAAAGGTCGTCGAGACCGTCTAAAATAGCCTTTACTTTATCATCATTTTCTGCATTTACAGAAGATACCGGCTTCGAAGCTGGCTTAGATTGTTGAGGAGCCGGTGCTTCATAAGGTACATCCTCCTCTACATCGTTACTATCAACTGCAGGAACGTCAACGTTTTCTTCAGCCTTATTACCGAAGTAGTGCGTTTCAATAAACGTTGAAATTTCTGCTGCAGTCTTGTGCTCGACTAACTCATTAAGATCATGAATGTTTTCGTAAATTTCAGTAATCTTATCTTCATCTAAACCTTCAACCTCAGAAGGAGAAAGGAACTTTGACGCGGTATAAGTCGGGTATTTAGGTGCGCCAGGCTTATCGGAAACAAGCTCAGCCTTAATACGAAGGTTGCAACCGTTCGGTCCAAGATCAAAAATCTTTGCACCAAATTCATCAGCATCATCTCCGCTAATAGCAGCTTCAATAATCTTATTGAGTTGGCGGCCATAACGAAGAACTTTAATAGTGCCGTTATTTTCAGGATTCTTAGGATCATTTCCAAAGTACACATTAAC